GATAACATTGGCGACATGCGACATCTCCAGCGGATCAGAACGAGAAGGAGTTGCAGAAGCAACTGAAGTATTCCCGGTCTGAGGAATACACTCCAAGTTCTCGGTGTAATACCACTCAAGGTTAACACCGGCCGCTAGGCCGTCAGCACCAACAACGAGCAAACCCGCAATGCCACCCGGAGGCGAAACGCCAAAGGGAGTAGTTGCGACGTTCGTCTGTGTAGGTACATACGCCAAATTGACCATATCGGTTGGGATAAACCGGACCTCTGCAGCATTGCCGTTCGACGCAACATTCTTACTCGCACCATAGGTCGAGTTTTCGATGTTAGGCGTCGTGATCGGCGGCAATGTAGAAGGGGTTCCGGAAAATCCTCCTCTATTCAGAGATGAAGTTGGATAAAACCCCCAGACCAAACGGCCTTGGTTGTTATTCAAACTTCCCTGAACCTGACAACGAGCAACTGCTGAGACAGCTCGATTGGCTTGGAAAGAACCGGCCATGGCAGCGGCCCAGGGGGCAGGCTGCCAGGTTCCCCATGTGATGTTCCCGTTCGTTGCCACTGTACCAATGATATACGAGGTATAAGGGCAATTCACAGCAAAAGCAAGAATCGTCCCAGTTCCAACAGCGCCATTGGCCTGCGTGAACTTAAAACGATTCGTCAAAGGCTGTGACGGAACAGTCACAAGATCTGGGACCTTCGAGCCTTCACCGTGACCATCTGGATCCAAGATCGACAGAAGGTACGACGAAGCAGCACTCTTAGCTCGATTGCCTTGGAGTAGCTGGACCTTGTTTGCTGTCGTGAGCTTCTTTTGCTCACCTCTGACAGCCTGACGAGCGGTCTTCCTCGCCAGCTTCTTTTCTTCCTTTTTGTTGTTCATGTATGGGATCCGAGGGAACAACACCCCGGACTGTACATCTCAGCAAAATGAGGAAGCACGAGTGCCCTCGGGAACTATGGTTCACGACCTCATCAGACCACTGGTCTTCGAATCATGAGCACCTACCCGGCTCGTACACTTAATACCTCATCCCATCCGTGCAGTCTCTCGGCATTTAGGAGCTGAAGTGAGCATTCGGATACGCCTTGAAGAACTCAAGGACGCGTCTCGAATGATCACGAAAACATCTCTGTTCAAGAAATGCTAAAGCATCAAAAGGAACGCTGTTTGATGTGGCAAGCTGGAAAAGAGAAAGCGAACTCTGCAGACAACGAAGCGCAAGCCTAGTTGTCACATCGATCGCTTCCGCAAGAACCTGTAAAGGCTCTCGTATTCTCTCTTTAATTTCATCTTTTGATGCGGTTAAACCACATGCCACCCAGTGATCAAAGTCACCTTCGTTCTCCCGATGCTTTTCAGATCCACTTAGCACGGAACTATTAAGCCACTCGTCATAGTCGGTTATCATTTGAGCTGACTGATACCAGACCTCATCGAGCGGCACCGTTTTGGACGGTTTAGATGCTGAAACCCCATGAACAACGGAGTTCTCCGTAACATCAATCTGTCGGGCGTTCGTAACGTACGGCACAAAACCAAGCTCAAGGTGCTTCGCGCTCTCTTTTGAACGCGAAGGTATAGCACCGAGCTCGATATCGAACTCTAGCTTGCCATTTAATTTGAACCAAACAGGCCTCTCTTGTTTAGTTCTCGCAAGCTCTGGGCCGGGGAGCGGATATCCAAAACTGACTGGACAATGAAATCTGTTCACTAGCGCAGAAGCAAGAAGCTTCTGTACCTTGTTTACAGACCACTGCCAGCCAGTCGACGGGTAACCCTTTCGACGGTCTTCGTTCGATCTTGTGTCTTTTGGCGCACGAACGCCCATACCACCGAAACTCTCGTGGATGAAAAGATTGCGAGTCATCGCAAACTTTCTCCCTTTAAGCCGCACCTCAGCGCAGCACTCCTCGAGAATATCGGCTTTCCTGGTGCGGAAAACGTACTCCAGGATAGAACACTTCTTCGAAGGCAAGCAACCACGAAGAATCTCATTCAGATTCGGGATGAGTTCATTCTCATATTCGTGATGGCTTGTCGCAATACCCTGTCGTGAGCTCTCCTTGCTCATGACTTTCGACTGCCCGAAGAGCAGACCTGTGTTCAAGAACGGAATTTCCTTGACATCATATCCTCTGATATGGAAACAAGTAGAATTGATGTTCAAGAACACTGGATGTCGGTATGCCTTCCCAACTGACATCTCAAGGCCTACTTGTCTACCAAGTCGCGCATGCTCTGTCCACTCAGTATCCGTACCACGGTAAACGGCATCATCTCCATTGATCAAGATCTTCTTAAGAAGTTCAAGATTATGGCCCTCACGGGGCTGGAGAACTCTCAGGATTAACCCGAGGTTCGCCAAGCAGAGAATAGGAAAACTTAGAATCGAGCCCATGAGCTGCCCATTTGTTTGGACACCTCTAAGCTCCCTCTTCGTCTTCCCGCCACCTACCTGCAACGGATACCAAAGATTATGCGGGCCAAGAACTTGGCGGCAAAGTGTTTGGTAATCCCATTGAAGACCCGACATGACGTATTCCAATATCCTCCTAGAAAACTTCCAGCTGAGACCATCGGTCGCGGCTGAATAGTCAACTGAATGGAAGGCCAAAATAGCGTCAAGAACGGGGTCTTTTACCCAATCCAGAGAACCCTGGATGTCCAACAGGTCCGTCGGTGACAATGGACGGCCTATCAAACGGAAGCAAGGCATGGCCCGTAGGCTCGAATGCATTGCCTCCTGGAGACCCCGTGTGAAATAGTAAGGTAATGACTCCCCCTTACTGATCACCCGGATCTTCAATGGCTCAAGGACCGCTTGAATCATGCAATGCAACGGTTGCAAATTATTCTCGCGGCGCCATGAGTACAGCTGCCCTTCCAGCTGTGACCACTTCCAATTTCCATGCAAAGGCGCACGAAACTCGATGAGAACGTTTGTCATACGTTCCCCAGCTTTGTATGCCATAGGCTGCCAAAGCATCCCAACAAGCTCTGTTTGTATAGAATCATGCTCGTTGATTCCCACGAGGCCGCACAGATAACCGTGCTGACCTGCAGTTAAACGAGTTGACTCAAAACTTGCAGAGAGGGATGTTCGGCCCTCTACATTGAAATTAGGAGCGGCTCTCATGACGTCACTCCGGACTTTATCTAATACGGAACGGAAAACGGTGTTTCCGAAGATCTCTTCGATCAATTCGTCACAACCAATATCCTCCCGTGTTAGACTAGCCAAGTGATCCTTGTATGTCTGCTCCACAAGCTCTTCCGATAAAGGATCGGCAGAACGCTTACACTGTAACCAAGAGTACCACAAATGGGTATTTCTCTGGTTAAAACAGCATATGCGTTGCTTCCACCAACGTCGGAAGGCTCCCTTAGGAACAAACCCTCCAGATTGAGGCTTCGGAGGTGTGTCGTTTCTGAGATACTTAGCGATCGGGAAGGTCAAGAGGTATTTTGCCATCTTAAACCAATCACGTTCGCCAGAGGAAGTACTCAGATATCGGCAGACTTGTTCTTTCATCTCGCCGATCACGCTGGCCGGACAGTTGTGATGCTCTAACACTACCGCCAGCCCACGACACAAAGCGTGGGACTGCTGTTCGATCTTCTCCTGAAGACTTACAGCTTCGTCAACAGGTTGCGGGACACCCCGCTCTTGTTCCCTCTGCATAGCAGAGGCGCCACTCATATCGCGTTTGTCGCAAGACGAATGGGTTCGTGTGTATTCGTACGATGTTCAGTCGTACCGGCTAC